GTCATGGCGTGCATCTGGAAGTCTGACCATGCAATATTCGGGTTAGTGATTTGATCGTTAGTGAAATAAAGATGCAATTGGATCACTTCACCTTGTGCATATGGATATATCGGATGCCATAATCTATCTTGGCTGTTCTCTTGCTGTATCAATGGATAAGGAGATGTCTCAAGAACACCATTACCTAAAAGACAGCCAATACCAGCTCCTTCAGTCAGTAATGATTCATTCGAAGATGATACCGAGTAATCAACCGTAATTTGTCCATATGTTGTTTTATCAACATAGAAATCAACTTTATTAATATAGGCGTTCGTACCTTGCTGAACATAAAAGTTATATTGCTTGGTCTTAATATCGATGTTTGATACACGTGCAATAGTTCCACCACCAGTATAGGTTCCGGTCATTAGTGGTTGAGTGATATAGAGTGAGTTAACATCGTTGATAGATTCGACTTGGTATATACCGCCATTGATATTAAGAACGCCTTGGGCTTCTTCTACTACAATATAATCAGTGCCAATAACAAGATTATGATTGATAGCAGTAATAAGAACATTACCATTGCCATCAGGGCCAGACATATTAGTAATCTGTAAAGATGGAGCATTTCTGGTTATGTCTGGTAGCACCAAGAAAGTAAATCCTTCTTGATTGCCTGCGAGTACTTGCTGGAAATGAGATTGTTCTACGCCGCTATCCCATGGAAACATTGCTTCTTGCCATTGCTCAGTGCTGCTTGACCAGGTTACGTTGTCTTGTTGTTGGAAATAACCAAATGCCGTGATGGTATCAATATTAAATGCCCATGATCCCGTCTTGTAGTTATATACAAGTATTCTATTGGGATACGTTGCTGTTTCTTCATCACTTGGGAATGTCCAATAGACTTGTTCTACAAAGTAATCACGAATACCCCAGACTCGAAACACACCTTCAGAACCATTTTCAATCTCAAATATCTTATCAGGAATCTTATCATCGATACGTTGTACGTTTGAACCATTACAGGCATGTACTCCAACGTTACCAATACCCAAGACCACTTTATCAAAAGGCACTGTAGAGAAAGTGGATTCAGCACCGAGCTCAGTATTAATTTGCTGCCAACGGAACGGCAATATTTCGTTACCGGTGTAGGCCAATTCCCACGTGCTAGTCTCAAAGTAAACGATCAGACGATCTTTCAGGAACTCAGCAGATATAATTTGTTCTTTGGTTGGCGCATCAAGATAGTTACCGCGACCAGGAATAGTTTCAACCCATGCATTAGAGTTAACCGGCGATCCGTTCTGCGAATAGCGACATCTGTTTATATAATTTCGTGAAACGCCGCCAGTATTCGGCAAATAAAATGCTGGAGTATTAGGATTATTACCATTACCAGTGATAGTTAATGTTCCCGTTTGAGGAGGTCCCGCTGCAATAACAAATGTGGCAGTAGGAGGAGCAACTTGAGTATTATTTACAGATATACTCAATGTTCCAGTATTATCAAGAATGGTATAAACCGTAGTGCCGACTAAGAATGTTTGACCGGGAGTAAATACATATGGGTTAATGACGTAGGTAAGATTCCCTGTTCCATTAGTAGTACCAGCACTTAACCCCTCATCACGTTCTACCGTATTCAAGCAGATCAATCGATCTTTAAAAGGAATAATTAATCGGGATGTTATAAGGCGAGATAGACCATTTACAATCGGATAGAGAAAGTTCCAGTTAGAGCCATCAAAGTATCGTTGATAATCGGGCGGATTGAAGTTGGTTACATACATATAGTAATCAGAATTCAATAATCCTCGATCGGTATATCCCCAGAAGAATTGTGAATCGTTGCCAGTCCATACGGATGCGCCAGGAGTAGCTTCAGACGCTATACGTGCCCAACCACCAGCAGTGTACTGATATACAAATTGAGTATCAAATGCAAAAACAGGTTCGCTGTTAAGTTGATCATTTTCATAAGTCACAAATCCCATTACCGGAGTAGCAGGATAGAAGAATACCGCAGTATTAAAATATGAGCTTGTAAAGCTATATGCGCCGGTAGTTGTATTGTAAGTAGCAGTCACACCAGTCAGGAAATAAATTTGAGAGAAGGAGGTTACGCTCGTAAACGTAAATGCGCCGGTAGCAGTATTAAATGTACCTGATCCAGGTGCTCCTCCGCTTGGCGTCAAAGCAGCAAGTCCTGGTGAAGCAACTGTGTAAGTAAATCCATCAATTGAAAATGCCATACCAACAGATCCGCCAGCCCCGGGAACTGTACCAGAAGCGTTGCCAGTACCATCAGTTTCACCAAGAGATCCAGGAGCGTAGAGTAATGTTGCTGGAGTTCCTGTCGTTGCTACCGTAAATATATCAGGACCGATAGAAAACAATTGCCCTACGGCACGCACAACACCAGGAACGGTACCTGATGCAGCGCCAGTACCGTCAGTATTTGGCAATCCAATGCGTAAACGTGAATAGAGTTGCTGTAAAGATGGATCAACCGTCTGATTCAATAACTCAGAACCAAAACGTTTTCTAACTCTTCCCCGAAATACATAGCAATCAGTTAATGATTCGAATGCATCGTCAGGAATAAGCCATGGTTTCTGGTCTGTTTGCATCCCACTATTAATGGGAGCAATCATGAATTTGTCCATCTTTGCCATACTAGATCCCTATTGCAAAGAAATATACAGTTACTGTTTCTGTTACTATACCTGACAGTTGTCTAGGAACTACAGTAAAAGTTGTAGTGGTAAATGAGGGCATCATAATTGCTTGATTATAATCAGATGATGAATTTGCTCCAAGTGTCACTTGCACGTTATAAATACTCGCAAATACTGGAATGGACGCGCTAACCGGAAAATTAACCACCTGAGGCGTAATGGTAAAACCACTTTGCACGGCAACACCCGGAACAGCGCCCCATTTAAGCAATATTCCAGAAGGTAATCTTGTCCAACCATTAGTTGCTTGTGTAGAGCCAGTGAAATTTATAGGCGTGCCGCTGCTTTTAGGCTGAATAAACATAGCAGGATTGCTACCAGAGCCATCATCTTTAGTGTACAGTGCCATTTCAGTTGAAGTAGTGCCAGGATCAGCAGCTTGGATAGGCAATGTTACAAACATATGTTTGCCTGCTAAATTATTAGCAAAATCATAGTGATTCACATCAATCAATGATTTGATCGATCCAAAGTTAACCAATAAATCACCCTGAGATTTATTTAGCGTGTCTGTTGGTTGTGGAATGTTATTATTGTATGGAAATGAAGGCATTACTAAACTCCTAATCTAACGCTAGTTTTATATAGCGATCTAATTGATTTTCTCTGTTATCACCAAGCCATAGATGCTCATACCTGATGGAACACTTTGTCTTAATCGCGCATTGGTCAAATTAAGCTCAACAGAACACATTTTACAATTCATTAGAACTGCCCTCCTGATGAAAACCATCCAGGGCCATATGCGCCAGCAGCGCCAGTATCCTGAGTGTAGATCGTGGAAACACATTGACTTGTTTGTTGGACAATTGTTCTTCTTAAAATTAATGTCTCTTGTTTCTTGTACTCAGGCATTATCATCTGCACTGAATCAAGATCCATACGATCTTCGAATACCTTTTTAGCTGCGCCATACGCAATATATTGCCACCATTCTTGCAGTTCAGGAGACTGATTTGATGATAATAATTCACTTGGACGTATGTATACTTCCATTTGTACTCTATAAGCCTGATCAGGTACTGGTCTGAGAGTAAACTTACCATCATAAAAAAGCATTGTTTGAGGTAAGGTTGGTTGCTGTGGAACTGTTTGGCTATCTATCGTTACACCAGGACCGGGAGCAACCGGAGATCCAGTCTCATCTAGGAACGTTACGACGAACTGACCCGTGAGATAGTTAATATAGTTGTTAGGATCTTGCACAGTAGTAGAAGTAGGAGCAGTTCCAGGAACATAAAGGTTACCTATCGTGTTAGAAATAGGAAAATCAATCATTGCCAGGCCTGAATTATCAGTCGCTAAAGTACTGAACAACACGTTATTTTGCAGTAATAATACTGTTTGTGTAACACTTGGTGGAATAATTGCTTGTTGGGTATTAATAACGCCTGAAAATTGCGTAGTAACACCATCACCCGTTACACCGATACTTGAAATGCTATTAAGCATTGGATAAATACCAAAAAATTGTTCACGTGATTCTAAGAATAACGCACTATAACCAGCGATATAGATTGGCGGATGTACCGTTATATAGCGATTAGTAAAATCATACAGAGGATCATTAATATCAGTAGAAGAGGCATATACATCAATAAATGGTTTAGTGAAGAAGGTAAATGTTGTTCTGAGATTAAAGAGCCTTAAATGCTCAGGAAAATCATACAGAACGAACGTATTAACATAGGAATCTATTTGAGCATCAGTCAATACAGATGGAGACATGCTACGTGTTAACAAACGAATTTTATTTCGTATTGTTTGCAGGTTTGATGATACTACGGTAGGTGTCGCTGGCATCCTAATCTCCAATGCTTAAAAGCTTTTTTTAAATACTAACATTAAGTTGCAGAATAGGGCAAGACGTTTTGATATGCCGCCTTCAATGTTGCAGAATTTTCAGCAAAAGGAACGCATTGGGGGTATTGAGTATTCTCAGGAAACGTAGATGGAGTAGTAAACGGATCAAAGTTTGTAGTATCGATACCAATTGCAAAGGTAGTAGTGCCCGTTACCACTATTTCCCCAAACAATTGATTGGCTTGTTCCATGCCGTAACCAGGTGGAAAGTTTAATCTCACTATCGTACCGGAGATGTACTGGTGAGCAAACGTAGTAGTAACAACCGCAGGATTAGCATTCGTGATAGACGCGATGATTCTCATTGCTGGTTGGTAAACGGGATAACGCTGGGCAAGGATATTAGCCATTGGACACCTTATTTAGGTAATGCAGATCCTGGATTACTATCCAAGCCTTCAATATCGATAAACTCTAAGCTCTGGAAGCTACAGCGACGTATCTTTTCACTGACACTCACTGAAGGCCTTCCTGCTTCATCATTTTTAAAACTATAAGAAGGATACCAGCAGTTGCTATTTAAATGTTTGGCTACACCTAATGGTATAGTATAGACTTCGCCGTCGACCATTTTGAATGTTTCTAATGGATCACCCTTATATTTCTTGAATGGGAATTCCATTTGGCCACCTGGAACTTCATGGAATCTAAAGATCCCTCGTACCATCTCACGGTCTTTTTTGCGTTGGAATTCTAGATTAGCTTTTAATTTATCGCGTTTTTCTTTTTCAGCAGCATCTATTGTTGGTTTCTCTATTTGAGCCATTGTTTCTCCTAAGTTAAATCGAGGGGAGGTCATCGCCACAGCTGGCAAGACGAACCTCCCCTACTATATCAGATCTTACAATCCACCATAAGTAGATTTACCAGCAACCCAATACATTGTATCGCCGGTTGGAGCATTTCCTGATGTCCAAGCAATTGAACCAGCAGGCCCGATTACCGGAGTAGTCAAGATTGTTCCAGTTCCGCCAATACCAAGTACCATGCCCAGGTAACCTGTATTTACAGTCGAGTCAGCAAGAATTCCAGTGTTAGTGTTGAAGATTTGAACTCCAGCAATAGTAGGAACTTGAGCTGTATTGCTTGCAAGTGCAGTCGCAGTATCTTCACCGAACGGAGTTACGGTTGGGAAATCTGTCGGCATTTGAGCAATAGTAGGCCATGTAAATGCAGTGTATGTAGTAGTATCAATGTTGATAGTGAAGTTGTAATCATCAACAACGCTCACTACAATCGCAGAGCTCAATGAACTCGTTGGGAAGTAGTTGTTGTTAAGTTGAGGATTTAACTGAGTCATACCTGAAGTAGTTGGTATTTTAAACCGAACTTCTTGCCCAGGAGTTAATCCATGAGCCACTGAAGTACTTACTTGAGCATTAGATGCTTGAGTAATGTTTGTTACATAACGACGTCGTGGATAGAATAACGCAGAGTTACCGTTATACACGATGCGATAAAAACCAGCACCACCAATTGCACCAGGAGCAGTAGCAAGAGCGTTAGTAGAAGTAAGTAGCGTGAAACTGGTGTTATTAACCACAGTTCCAACCACAAAGTCTACACCGTTAACGTCTGTTTGAGCTGTGTTGCTTAAACGAACGATTGTACCTACAGAAACACCTGCAGTGCTTGCAGTGCTTACCACAGGACGAGTTGCGTTAGTAGAAGCAGTAGTA